GTGATAAGGGGCTTACAGGCGACTTTAATGCCGCTATAACCAAGCTAGTATTAACTAAACATAATTACACCGACAAGGTTGACCAGACCTCTAGTGATGGTTCTTTAACGCCTCCAACCACTATTAACTTGGTCGCCAAAGAGTTTGAGAATCTTTAATGTCTGAAATTGACATTGAGTTACCACCTAAACTGGTTCCCATATTCCAAGGAGAGGCGAGAATACGCGCAGCTTATGGCGGTAGGGGTGGGGCCAAGAGTAGGGCTTTTGCATTAATGACTGCGGTGTGGGGCTATAAGTTTGGCAAGAGTGGTCGATCAGGTCAGATACTTTGTTTGCGGCAATACATGAACAGTCTTAGTGAATCATCATTTGCTGAAATCAAGAACGCTATCCAAGCAGTGCCATTTCTTAATGATTATTATGAGTGTGGCGATCATTATATTCGCAGCAAAGATGGGCGCATTAGTTATAGCTTTGCAGGATTAACGCGCAACATCGACAGTATTAAGTCAAAGGCGCGTATCTTGTTAGCGTTTATTGATGAAGCCGAGACAGTCAGTGAAGAAGCATACATGAAGCTAATGCCGTCTATCCGTGAAGAGAATAGCGAGTGCTGGATTATCTGGAATCCACAGTCTAAAACATCAGCTACAAATATTCGCTTTCGTGAAAACAAACCAACCGATTGCAAGATCACTAAGATAGGCTGGCAAGATAACCCCTGGTTCCCAGAAGTGCTTAACAAGCAACGCTTAGAAGATTTAGAGCAACGCCCCGATACTTATGGGCATGTGTGGGAATCTGACTTTCTTGAATTCCCAGAAGGTTCATTTTGGATACGAGAAATTAATAAGGCTCAATCAGATGGGCGCATAGGCAAGCTACCAGTGGTTGCCTCACACCCTTGCATGACTTTTTGGGACATCGGCTCATCAGACGGCTGTGCGATATTCGTGGTTCAAAAAGTGGGACTCGAGTACAGATGCATTAATTTCTACGAAGCATGGAATGAGCCTTATTCACACGCAGTAAAGTGGTTACAGAGCCTAGACCTAGTTTTTGAAGATATGTATTTGCCACATGATGCCGACCATAAGAGGCAAGGCGAACTTAAAAACAAAAGCCCCAAGGATATGTTGAAGCAGTTAATGCCTGGTGTTAGTTGGCGCATCGTCCCACGAATCCAAGAACTAAACTGGGGTGTGCAACAGACAGCCGATATGTTCCCTTATATTTGGATTGACGATGAAAAGTGTGCAGCAGGGCTAGAACACCTAAAAGCATACAGACGTAAATGGTCAAACACTGAGCAACGCTGGTCGCATATACCTGACAAAAGCGAGGGCCACAGTGAGGCAGCAGATGCATTACGCCAAATGGCACAAGCCTTTGCAGCAGGGGATTTGGGCCGTTCTAAGAAAAAGAATCGCGGAGCATTAAAGAGGAATGTTAAAGGACTAGCATAATATGGTATAATGCACTAACAATTTTGGAGGTGTGCCATAATGACCAGTAAGCCTAAGAAAAAGCCAGCTAAGAAACCTGCTAAAAAGCCAAAGAAAATGGCTTATTAATAATGGCTAAAGGTGTCAAACATTACCTAAAAAACGGTACTGAGTATACAGGCGCAACTCACAAGACCAATGGTATGGCAATGACAGGGGCTAGGCACACTAGCACCAGTAAAGACCTGTTTCACAAGAAAGACCTGTCAGCAGCCGTTAAAAAGCGAATGGCTAAGTAATGGGTTTATTAAGCACACCATTAAGCGTTGGCACTAAAGCTGTTCGTGGGCTAATGGATATGTCTACGTCTGCAAGGATGCAACGTGCAGAAGATATGGGATTTGATACCAACACTAATTGGTATCACGGAACTAATGATTTAGAAAATATTGCTAAAACAGGTTTTGACCCTAGCTTTACTGGTAAAGGAAACGATCAATTTGGTAGTGGGTTTTACTTTAGCACAAGGCCAAGTCAAGCAAGTTCATTTGCAACAAACTTAAATACAAACAAAGCAGGCGAAGTTCAGCCAGCAGGAATAATCAAAGCTAATCTTGCACTAAAAAACCCTCTTGTTGTTGACGGAACTAAAGTTTCAAACATTAATGAACTGCCAATAGATTTAAGTTCTGATGATGTTAGAGAGCTTTTAGAATACTCAACGGCTTTAAAGCGCAGCCTTGATGATGAACAAATGAACCCTATGGGCGATCACTTTTCTGAATTTTGGGACGATGGGCCTACTGATGAAATGATGGAGAAGTTGGTAGACACTTATACAAATTCAAATTTATCAGCTATTGAAGGTGATTTATTCGATGGTAACGCTACTGCATTTAGAGAAGGTTTGGCTAAAGTCACAGGTTATGACGGAATTGTTATTGATTTTGGTGACGGCTTTAAAAATGCAGTAGCTTGGAAGCCAGAACAAGTGCGATCAACTTCTGCCAAGTTTGACCCAAGAAAGGCTAATAGAGGTGATTTAATAGCCTCTAACCCAGTAGCAACAGCAGCAGCAGGAGCAGGCGGCTTACTAGCTATGACGGGTAGTGAGGATAGCGAGGCTGGCGTTGTTGGCAGTCTTGTTAAGATGTTGGCTAAAGGCAAAGCAGGCGGTACGGTAGTTAATTATCCAGACGAATTAATAGAGTCAACGCCTTTTGAGTTAAGAAAAGCTATAGCAGATCATAATGAAGGTATTTTAGGCACTAGCTATAGGGAAGGCATGGAAGCATCGCCTACCTATTATCATGGAACTGGCGCACCTGATATTTCAGTAATGAGAGAGACTAGAAGCGGCAAGGCTGGACAGGGTGGTGTTTATTTTACTGACTCACCTGACAGAGCAAGTAAGTACGCAGAGCTTGCAGGTAAGCTAGGAAGAGGCGATAGCCCTAATGTAATACCTAGTAAGCTAAACCTCACAAATCCTTTTGTATCAACAAAGGGTATGCCTTACAACGCTAATATACAAAGCCTTAAAAATGCAGGCCATGACGGAATTATTCTCAAGGGAGAAATGCCAGATGGTGGTGATGAAGTTATAGCCTTTAGCCCTAGTCAGGTGCGTGTACCTACAGCAGTATTCGACCCTGCTAAAGCCTCCTCATCTAACCTACTAGCCTCCAACCCAATAGCCACAACAAGTGCAGGCTTATTGGCTAATATGACGGGCCAACCATCTAACTTAGCCTCATACATGCAGGGCAACACAGATGCTTATTTAACGGCACAAGAAAGAGCATATCTTAACAACCGACAAGAATTTGATGATTTCTTTTCAGATGATACGGGATATGTTCGTGCAGACGTTTTGCCGTTCAGGACTAATGAAAATACGGGTGATTCTGAGTTTGCAACACCGCAAATGATTAAGGGTCTTCTAAGTTCGCTCTACGATTTAGGTCAATCGCCAAGATCAGGCATATATAACCAGCAGTCTATTTTGGATTTAATCTAATGGCTATCTCAACATATTCAGAACTAAAGGCATCAATCGCTAATTTCTTAAATCGTGATGATCTAACGGCTACTATCCCTGATTTTATATCGTTGGCTGAATCGTCTATCAACAATGAGATTAGACATTGGCGCATGGAGACACGCGCAGAAACAACTATTGATAGTCAATTTACCGGTATACCTAATGATTGGCTTTCTACGATACGCTTTCATCTAACAAATTCTGGCACTACGAGTTTAGATTTTATGTCCCTGGCTGCAATGCAAAATGCCAGAGCAGCGCGTAATAACTCCACAGGTACGCCCACCAACTACAGTCTTAACTCGTCACAGTTTGAAGTATTCCCCACACCTGATACGTCCTACAGCGCAATCTTAATGTATTACGCCAAGATTCCCACACTGTCTGATTCGGCTACGACTAACTGGTTGCTAACTAATTACCCTGATATTTATTTATATGGTGCTTTGCTACATAGCGCACCTTATCTCAAAGAAGATGCTAGGGCATCAACGTGGGCTGCTCTTTATTCTGCTGCTGTGGCTAGGGTCAATACTGCAAGCAGCCGTTCAACAGCTAGTGGCTCTGGCCTTAGATTAAAAATAGGAAGTTACTAATATGGCATTTACTACATTCTTACGCAATGAATTGTTAGACCATGTGTTTCGCAATGCGGCATACACACCACCCTCTACTGTTTACATTGGTTTGTACACATCAGCTACGGGTGCAGGCGGTACAGGTACAGAAGTCTCAGGTAATGGCTACACGCGCAAAGCTATGGCATTTGATGCGTCTTCTGGTGGTGCAATCGACAATACAAGCGCAGTCGAGTTTCCAACGGCTACAGGTAGTTGGGGAACCATCACACATACCGCAGTTTTAGACGCGGCATCAAGTGGAAATATGCTTGCTGAAAATGCGTTAACAGCAAGTAAAGCCATTGGCAGTGGTGATGTATTTCGGTTCCAGGCAGGCCAATTTGACATAACTCTGACCTAACAATGAATGGTTATGGAGCCGCTAATTACGGCATTAACATTTATGGTCAGGCTTATTATGTAGACGCTGCGGCTGTTATTAATGCCGCTTCATCGGTTGCTGCTGCTGGTGAACGTGTTGGTCAAGGCATTGTAGTCATTCAAGCGGTATCAGCAGTTGTAGCAAATGGTCAGAAGCTTGGTAATGCCATTGCAGTAATTAACGCTGCAAGCGCATTAAGTGCGGTTGGACAGGTTGTAGCGGAAGGTTCTACCCAGATCAATGCGGTATCTGCGGTAACGGCTACAGGTGCAATGGCGGTGTCTGCAAGCGCAGTAATTGAGGTTGTATCAAGTGTTACGGCAAATGGTACGGCTAAAATGAGTGGTTCGGCTGTAATTAACGCGGTATCAAGCATGACGGCAACAGGACGTTATAAATACGAGCCATTGCCGATTGATGTAGCAACGTGGGCTACTAAGCCAACAGATAGTGCAACCTGGACAACCTTGTAAAAAATTAACAAATAGGAACGTAAAATGGCAGATTCAACAACAACCAACTTTGGCTTAACCAAGCCAGAAGTAGGAGCGTCAGAGAACACTTGGGGTGCAAAGATCAACACCGATATGGATCTCATTGACACCCAGATGAAAGCTAGTGCGAATGCTATCGTTGCTACAGTAGCTGTTGCTAACGCTGCCTTACCCAAAGCTGGCGGCACGATGACAGGTAATCTGGCTACGAAAGGTATTACTTCTGTCACTCTAGGAACAGGTAACTTTGTGGCTGGCTCTACGGCTGGTGACTCTATTGTATCTGGTGGTAACTATAATACGTTGGTAGGTGACGCTGCTGGTACTGCTGTTACTACTGGTGATTATAATGTTGCTTTAGGTAAGAGTGCTTTAGCCGCAAACACTACAGCAAACTACAACACTGCGCTTGGAAGTCTTGCTTTAGCTTCTAACACTTCAGGTGCAGATAATACTGCTATAGGTATGAATACGTTAGACTCTAACACTACAGGTGCAAACAATACTGCTGTTGGTGGGGGTGCTTTACAATCAAACACCACCGCTAGTAACAATGTTGCTACTGGTTATCAGGCTTTATTTGCTAACACCACAGGTTCACTAAATACCGCTACAGGTTTGAGTGCTTTACAAGCAAATACAACAGGTGCTAGCAACACTGCTGTAGGAGTCAATGCACTTGCAACTAACACCACAGCTAGTAACAATGTA